TAGTCTATTTAATAATACAACGCCAACAAGCAGTGTCTTTACGGTAGCCAGTGAGCTAAGTACCAATAACGGTACTTACGTTGCCTACCTGTTCGCCCACGACGATCAATCGTTTGGAACGAATAGCAACGAGGCGATTATTAAGTGTGGGAGCTATACCGGTACTGGCTCAAGTGGAAACCACGTAAATGTAGGATTTGAGCCGCAATTTTTACTAATTAAAAATCAAAGCAGGAGTAGCACAAACTGGATGGTGCTCGATGTAATGCGCGGGTTGCCTGCTACATCAGGCTCAACTACTAGAGCTATTTATGCTAATACAAGTGGAGCTGAGGCTGCAAATAATTCAGTTGAGCCATCTCCAACAGGGTTTACGCCGACAGCTGCAGGCACTTATACAAATGCCAGTGGCGATACTTTCGTCTACATGGCAATCCGCCGTCCGCATAAGCCGCCGACTGCTGCTACGGAGGTGTTTGACGTTAGTGTCTATGCAGATGGGTCTACAAGCATAGGGTTTGTTCCCGACACTAACATTTCAAAATATCCAGATGGAACACAAAATTGGTTCTGGAATGCCAGGCTATTGGGCAATAAAGTTTTAAGTTCTAATAACACTAGTTCAGAGGGTACTACTCTGTCCTTCGTTTGGGACCAGCCAACTAATACTTTGAGCGGTGGCTCGTACAATGGTTTCTATGCAAACTATGTGTTCCGCCGCGCCCCAGGCTTCTTCGACGTGGTGACTTATGCGGGGACGGGGTCAGCGAGAACAGTAGACCATAATCTTGGGGCTGTACCTGAGCTAATGATCGTAAAAGTGCGTAATTTTACATACAATTGGTTCGTTTATGCTGCGCCACAGGGAAATTCAAAATATGGGTTGCTTTCTCAGACTTATGGAAATAGAGCGTTTGATACTGACGGCACTATTTGGAATTCTACTACTCCTACAAGCACACAATTTTCAGTTGGTACTGCTGGTGGCGTGAATAGTAGTAGTTACAACTACGTGTCTTACCTCTTTGCCAGCCTTGATGGCATCAGTAAAATTGGCACTTACAGCGGCACAGGCAATAATGTCAACGTCGATTGTGGATTTACTGCAGGTGCTCGGTTTGTTTTAATCAAGCGCACTGACAGCACTGGCGATTGGTACGTGTATGACACCGCTCGTGGCATCGTGAGCGGCAACGATCCGTACCTCTTGATAAACTCTAATGCTCAAGCAGTCACTAGCACTGATTACATTGACCCGCTAAACGCCGGGTTTACAGTTACTTCATCAGCCCCTGCTGCTCTTAATACCAGTGGTGGCACCTACATCTTCCTTGCCATCGCCTGATCATCATGGAAATCCGCAACCGCTCCACTGGTGCAATCACCACCATCAGTCAATTCAAGGCTGAACATCCCACCACTAGCTTCCCTAAGCAGATCACAACTGCCATTCTCGATAGCTACGGCTATGACGCTGTGCTGAATGGACCGGCGGCTGAAGTTACTGCTCCTTATGGCGTCAGCACCCGTGATGGTGTTGAGGAGATTAACGGCCAATGGTTTACGAAATTCATCGCTGGTCCGGTCTTTACTGACACCACTGATGAAGAGGGCAACGTCACCACTGCTGCTGACAACGAAGCTGCATACCGCGCCAGGATTGATGCAGAAGCTGGAACGTCAGTACGTGCAGAACGCGATAAAAAGCTGACTGCTACTGACTGGACGCAGATGGCTGATAGCCCTTTGTCTGATTCAGACAAGACTGCATGGGCTACTTATCGTCAAAGTCTGCGTGATTTGCCGACAGCTAGTGGTTTCCCCCATACGATGACTTGGCCTGAAGAGCCGTCCTGATGCAACGCCCTGATCCGATGATTGCCGCCAAACCTGGCGCTGAGGACGTGCAAGCCATGACGGCTAGAACGCTATGGCTTGAGGAATTGTTTTTCCTCGATGGTCGTGACCAGATCAGCCATCCGCAGCATGGCCTGTTTACTGGCTTGGCTCTGAAATATCAGACCCTGGAGTCAACTGACGGCTGCTGATGGCTAAATCACTAAGCGGTGACAATTTTGTGCCAAGCCGTCCTAAGAAAACGCGCCAAGGCAACGGTCAGCACTCAAAGGCGTCCCATGGCCGCAAGAAATACAAGGGCCAAGGCAAGCGATGAGCGATAAGCTGAAGTCGTTATAGTGGTTTGAGGAGGTGACTCATGGCTGTCAACCCTGGAACCTATAACTTCGAGGTGCAGCGGGCAGCAGACTGGTCTGTGCTTCTGCAATTCAAAGACAGCAACAATGCTGCGATCAATCTGACAGGTGCCACGGTTGCTGCTCAGGCGTGGGACAAAACACGAGCGACAAAATATGCCGACTTTGGCGTTGCTTACACAAGCCGCAGCAACGGACAGGTCACGATCAGCTTGACTGACACACAGACGACTGAGTTTCCCGACTCGTTGTATTACGACGTATTGGTCACAAATTCTGCAGGGACAAAAGAGTATTACCTAGAAGGAATTATCACTGTTGATCAGTCGTATACAAGATGACACAAGTCAACGTCACCACTCAGAAGAACACAGTCACCGTTTCGACTAGTGGCCAGCTGACGACAGTCACGGCTACTACTGCTGGGCCGCAAGGCCCTCCAGGCGACTTTGATCTAGTTCAGTCCAGCAAGGTAGACAAATCGGTCATTTACTATGACCAGTCAGCCGATACTTTTAAGGCTGATGCTGTTTACACTGCTGACACTCTTACGGATGGCGGGTCGTTTTAGACGCCCATCTCTTTACGCCTGGATGTTCCCACCATCCTTGAGTCATGTCTAACACTATTCGGATTAAACGCCGCGCTTCTGGCGCGTCAGGCGCACCATCTTCGCTGGAAAATGCGGAACTTGCCTTTAACGAGGTAGATGACCAGCTCTTCATTGGTAAGGGCACAGGTGGCGCTGGCGGCAGTGCAACAACCATCGAAGCTATCGGCGGTAAAGGTGCATTTCTTGCGCTAAGTGGCACTCAAACTGTTACTGGTAACAAGACCTTCTCTGGTACTGTCGCCCTTGGCAGCTCTGCTACTGCTTCAACGCCAAGCAGTGGTGACGACAGCACTAAAGTTGCAACCACTGCTTATGTGCAGGGTGAAGGTTTTTTAACAGCGAACGAGTCGATTTCTTTAAGCGGAGACGCTACCGGCTCTGGCACGACCAGCATTTCTGTAACGCTGGCAAACAGCGGTGTATCTGCTGGTACGACTAGCGGCATTACTGTTGACGCCAAGGGTCGCATCACTGCAATCACTGGCCTTGTTGCTGGTGACATCCCTTCGCTGACTGCTGCCAAGATCAGTGATTTTGACACCACTGTTCAGGCAAACCGTCTGGATGAGATGGCTGCACCGACCAGTGCAGTTAGTTTCAACAGCCAAGAAATCACAGGCGTTGCAGACCCGACCTCTGCGCAATCGGCTGCGACAAAAGCCTATGTCGACGCCGTAAAAACTGGCCTTGATGTCAAGGACAGCGTCAAAGTTGCAACGACTGCCAACATCACACTGTCTGGCACACAGACGATTGATGGCGTTTCAGTTTCTGCTGATGAGCGCGTTCTGGTCAAAGACCAGACAGATGCCTCAGAAAACGGAATCTACGATTGTAAGTCTGGTTCATGGGCACGTTCCAGCGACTTTGACTCCAACACTGAAGTCACCTCTGGTGCGTTTACATTCGTTGAGCAAGGCACTGTTAACGCAGATGCTGGCTTCGTTCTGACGACTGACGGTTCAATCACCGTTGGTACGACTGATCTGGCATTCACTCAGTTCTCTGGTGCGGGATCTGTTTCTGCAGGCGATGGCCTGAGCAAGAGCGGCAACACACTGAGCGCCGACCTCAAGGCCAACTCTGGTCTTGTTATCAGTGGCGGTGAGATTGCTCTTGACCTTGATGCCTCTGGCATCAGTGGTTCTTTGGGCATCGCTGATGGTGGTACTAACGCCACATCTGCTGGTGACGCCAGAACCAATCTGGGTCTTGCAATCGGCTCTGATGTTCAAGCTCACGACGCCATTCTTGATGACGTTGCAGCTCTGACTCAAGCGGCCAACAAAGGTATTTTCTTTGATACCGCTAACTCTGCTGCCACGTTTGACCTGACTGCTGCAGGTCGAGCATTGCTTGACGATGCTGATGCTGCTGCTCAGCGAACCACTCTTGGATTGGCAATCGGTACAAACGTACAGGCTGCAAACTCCAACCTCTCAGCTATTGCTGGCCTGACATCTGCAGCTGACAAGCTTGCATATTTCACAGGCTCTGGAACGGCTGCAGTTGCAGACCTTACGTCGTTTGCCCGCACGCTGCTGGATGATGCTGACGCATCTACCGCCAGAAGCACCCTCGGTGTTGCAATTGGCAGCAACGTTCAGGCTTATTCAGCTCAGCTTGCTGCTTTTGCTGCTCTGGACGATAGCGATGGCAACATCGTTGTCGGCAACGGATCTACATTCGTTGTTGAGTCTGGAGCGACTGCACGCACTAGCCTTGGCCTTGGTTCGATTGCAACTCAGGCTTCTAACAACGTGAGCATCACTGGTGGTTCTATCTCAGGTATAGAACTAGATGGAGGTTCGTTCTGAGTTAACGCATACAGCCTGCCGGGTAACACCGGCAGGTTTTTTTATGGACACTAATCAGAACCGTCCCATTGACCCTGCCATTAATGTAGGCAGCGGAAACGTTTCCCCTATCTTCCATGATCAAAGCATTCGCAATCGCTGTTTCTGGTGTTCTCGCTGGTTCAGCTGCTTGGGCAGGCCCCTATGTGAACGTCGAGAATAATGCTGGCTTCACCGGATCGGACTTCAACTCAAGCACTACAGACATGCACGTTGGCTACGAAGGTGGCGATGGCGTTTATGGCTTCTACCTCCAAGGTGGTCCTGCTTATGTCCAGCCTGATGGTGATGCTGGTGAGTTTGAGCTGTCCGGCAAGATTGGCGGCAGCGTTCAGGCGACGGAGCAGTTTGGGGCATATGCGGAGGTCAGTTTCATGACTGGCGACGACGACGCT